AATGGTTTTCCCTGTTTCAATATGCTCTAAGAAGTCATGAGCGCGTACTTCGTCAATACTATTGTCGTCATACGGTAAACCCTGTTGAACGTCACACACGGCGTCAGGCTTGACCTCCGGCCTATTGTCGATGTTGATGTATCCTGCAAGCGGATTCAACCCGCTGCCTAAATTTAATTTCATGTTAAGCCCCATCGGTTAAAATCTCAATCTCGTTTGATTCGAAAAAACTCATTGGCCTGATTGATAGTTGACCGTAAAACATAAGTTCGTCCTTTCCACTATCAGACCATGGGCTCTTCCCAAGCCTAACTGTTCCGGTGTCTACCGGACATATTTCAGGGTTGTCAGGAACCCTAACTTTATCCCCCGGTGATATTTCAGTTCCATTCTTGTCTTTCATTCAGCCCCCACATTAATCGGTAATTGATTTTTCCATTTCTCCTCAAACATCAACTGCCGCTCCATTCCGTACAGCAAATCCGACTTCCCGGTTTGCCGAAGATATTTTTTGCTATTCATGCTCGAATATTGCCGAACCGTCGCCAGGTGCACGGCGGCAACCTCCATGATGTGTATTGTGTACTCCTTGGCGCGATACTGCATCGATAAATCTAGGTCGTACAGATGAAACAACCCGTACCTCTCATCAAACCGCAACCCGATATTGCGGATCACATTGCAGCAACCATCTGAAACGGCAACTTCGCCGGATGTTTTTTGAAATGCGTCATATCGCAGCTCGTTCAACGCCGAAACGGTTGTGTCTGAACAATACTCGCCCCAAGCGTCAATTTTCTCCCATCCCGCTATTCCAACCATGCCGATATTTGAGTCACATTCCATCTTATCGGCAGCGGCCTTGATCCAGTTTTTACGAGCAACTAAAATATCGTTGTGCATCACTACAATATAATCAGACGTTGCGATTTCTAGCCCCTGGTTGAACGCTTTTATGGCCCCCTGGTTTGTCTCGTTTTTAATCAGCGTGACATCCGGGTATTGATCCAGGTAGTCTAATTTGTATGATCCGTTATCGACCACGATCACCCGGATGTTGTCGTTTTGCTCGTACAATGATTCAAGCGTCAAAGCTGTTTCGCTCGGTCGGTCCAGCACCGGCATAATCACGTCAATCAAGCCAAACCCCCGATGTGTCCGCATAGTAAAAGAAGCTGTCCATGTCGCCCGACATTAAAAACTGCATCCCGCCTTGTATCCGCTCGTCGTCCCATTCCCACCATCGTATGCCCAACAGGCGTTCAATCGTTTCGTTGTCAAATCGCTTTTTTATCGGCCTTGCAGGATTGCCACCAACTATCATGTACGGCTCAACGTCACGAGTCACAATCGCACTGTTGCCAATCACAGCGCCATCTCCAATCGTAACGCCCGAGAGAATAACAGCCCCGGCCCCGATCCAAACGTCATTACCGACCACGATAGGCCCTTTAGTTTTCGGATGCCCTTCGGGTTCAGGGGCGTCAAAATATTTATGCAGCGGATAGGTTGAAACCCAATCGGTGTTATGCTCACCGCCAACCATGAAAATTACACCAACCGAGATAGAGCAAAAGTCGCCGATGCTTAACCTGTCGCTGTATTCCGGGCCATCTGCTATTATGCGCGGATTCCCGTATGTCCCCCGGCCTATCGGAAACCCTCTGTATTTATCGGTCATATATTGCATATCAACTCTGCAATAAAACGTTGTATTGTAAAACGTATTGCCGCACATCATCGTCAGGATCAAACAAAAGCCATGCCGTGTCATGTTGCATATAGAGCAGCGTGTATCCTGCCACGGTCAAGGTTGTGTCATCGTACAAAGCCCGCATGTTCGTGTAGCAAGTCCCAATTTCCGAATGGCTTGCAGATTGAGAATAAATATTAAACTGAATGTCAACGTCATCAAATTTAGCGTTTGCGCCAAACGTCCAATCGTTTGTTTGTGCTGGTATTGACACAACGGCATAAGGAAACGCGGTGCCTGGCGGAGCGTAGCCCGTGAACATTCTCCCCGACAGACTCGCATGTATCGCTGTTTCAGGTGCTCCGTTGAATAGCGTAAATATGCCGGTAAGCAGTGCATTCATGTTAGCCGTGCTTTAAGGTCATTCATTGCTGCGCGTTTATTCTTTTTGAATGCTGGCCGCATAAATGGGATCGCCTGCATTTTAGAGGTTCCGAGTTCAACGAAACTCGCGTGGTACGGTTCAGACCAGTTTCGAGGGCCTTGCGCCTGTACCATTTTTCCCCCGCCTTTAAATTTCGATGTAAAGACACTGATTTCTCTCGCCAAGTGGCCGGTCGGGTGCTTTGCGCCTTGCCGAAGTTTCTGCTTGGCATCTCTTTCTATCCTGTTCGCATATTTATCAACCCAATCCTCACTTACCGCTTCAACCTTCGCCAAAACTCTATTTTGTTGCCATTCAACCCGCATCAAGTCACGTCCAATTCCAAACAGATTAAATCCAATGTGTGCTTACCTCGATTCATAACGCCCTTGATTTCAAACGTCCTGCTATTCCATGAAATCCGCATATCCGGCGTCACTCCGGTCCTGTATCTCATCCTGATCTTATGTGTCACGTCAGCACTCACCCGCATATTTTCAGCGGCCTCTCTTACGCTGAATGGCCAGATTGCGATATATGCGGAGAAATCAGTTGACCAGGTTTCCGTAATTCCCCCCATTCCATCCTCTGCTTTGGTAACTGATCGAAACGCTGCATAATGCCGCAAATCCCCGGCCCTCATTCGAGTATGATCCTGTCGCCACCCTCCGTTAAAAGAAAGCCGCCGCCCTCAAGCAACAACAGGGACACGTCAAGTTCGTTGCAAATTAAATCAAGCGTGCGATTGCGTTCTTCGGTATTAATAATTGACTTGATTTCTAACGCCCTTGGAAAATGCTCGCCGTCCCGATAGATCACCATTTTATGAGTAACGCCGGACCGATACCGCATCCGTACCCTGTGGGTCATTTCGGCATTGACGGCCATATTTTTAACGGTTTCGGTTGCGCTGAGTTGCCAGATGGCTACCCAATCAGAAAACGTGGTGCTCCAAGTGGTAGTGATCCCGCCGAGTCCATCCTCAGCCTCGGCTACGCTTTTAAACGCAACGTAGTCTTTTAAATCACCGGCCCTCATCAAATCACTTCGTCATACCATGCGCGAACGCTTGATATGTTAAGTCCAACTGCGGCCCCAGCTTCTGCCCTTGTCCCCAAGACGATATACATCGCTACGTCGGGTTGTGCTGCCGCAGTAGTCAAGGCGGTTTCAGCCGACCCATTAAAAGAGAATGTTACGCTTGCCGGTTCAACCTGGATTTTAAATTTATTCCAGTTTGTCAGGGTTGCGGTAATTACGCCGGTTGCTTCCTCTGTTCCAGCCTTGTCTGTTTTGCCTTTTAGGGCATCAGCAACAAGATGAAATCCGATCAGGTTCGCTTGCGTGATACTATTCGACTTTGCACTTGACATCCCTAAAAAGAAATGGGTGTTGTCGTGGGCGGTTATAGCGGTGACTGCTTGCGCCTCAAATTCAAGCGTAAACCGTTCAATCATCGAATTAGCATCACCGTTAACGCCTGGTCTTATTTGCCAACGATACAAAGAGTTCAGAAAAACATCTTCATCGCCAACCGCATCGGTGTCAATATCGTAATACATATAACCGGCGGATGTTGCAAATGCTCCGGTTGCAGCTCCATCCAGAGTTTCTTCCCACTCGGTTGCTGAAAGTGCTTCACCCTGCCAAAATTCAGACAGATACGGCATATCCTTATTGACTGCCATATTGAGTTGCCCTAACTCGTATTTATATTTCAGCCAGTTAGTGCCGTCATAAGTGATATATGTTAAGTTGGTGTCGTATTCATAAAAGGTCGAGCCGACAGCGACACTCGTTGGTTTCGTGTCCGTGGACAACCCAACCCATCGTTGAATAGTTGCTATTTTTTTAACTGCCATTTTCTGCCTCCGTTATCGGTATGGTTCCCAGTTCGTTCCGTCGTATGTGATGAAAGTTTTTCTTGTGTCATATTCGTGAAACTCCGACCCGATTGGAACGGTCGTGCTTGCTGCTATAGGCTTGGTATCAGTGCTTAGTCCAA